AGAAGGAAGTACAAACATTAGCACAAATAGTATCCCTATAAGCCAAATAAAACGATTTGCGACTATTTTAATAGTTTCCGAATAGTCAACTTGCTTTTCTTTTTTTTCTTCTTTAAAATCGACGTTTTGCTTTTCTTTGATTACTTCTTTAGAATTGTTATAAATAACACGTGTATTATAAATTGTATCTTTTCCTAAAAGTATCGGTTTGTCAAGATTTACAGGCTCTAAAGTAAAGCTATTACTAAACTTTGTTATATCAGTTTCAGTTGTTGTGTTTTCCTCGATAACTGAACTTGACTTTTTTATAGTTCCGCAAGAAACAAAAAGTAAAGCTAAACAACCTAAAGTAATTTTCTTTAATTGATTTAAAATACTTTCACTTTCTGAACCCCAAAACATATCACATTTGCCATCTTTATAAGGCGGTTCTGTAAAATAACTTTGCCACATTCCATCTATTGCCTTATACCTTTTGCAATTGTCTTTTAATGGGCAATTAAAACCGCTACATTTTGTTATATCACTCATTGTAATTCATCTTTAATATTTTGATAATCATAACCCGCACTAATAAGTAAGTTAGTAATTATTTCTATTATTTCTTCTGTTGTTAAGTCATCATAATCACATTCAAAAGTATGCTTTTTTTTGTGTGCCTCTATTTGTATTTTCATAATTTATCTTGTCAATGTAAATTCATATTCTAATCCATCATTTGTCATATATACCTTCATCCAACAACTACCCAAATGTTTCGGCATTCCTATTTTTTCAACTGCCCAACCTTGACCGCTATCAAACTCTTCTTTATATGTGCCTGTTTTAACGTGCCATTGCTTTTTAACTTCTATTATTCCCTTATGTTGGTTCATTATATATCTGTTGTGTGTCATTATCCATCCATCGTGAGTATGTCCTGACATTATAACGTCTGCATTTGGAAAAATAGAAGCGTGTCTGCTAACTGCTAAAGCTCCTTTTGTAATTACCCCACCCCAATGTCCGTGGTCGTAAGCTATATTGCAAGGATAATGTCCGTTACCTCTTTTAAAATTAAGATTAATATAACCCATATACGCCCCTAATTGAATATCAGTCTTTGCAAATGCGTTTATTCTCTCAACTAATCGCATTAAAATATTAGTTTCCGCACGTTCAGAAACGCTACTCTCGTGATTTCCTGTATTAATTTGCAAAATATTTTCGGCATAAGGTAGCATTTTTTGAGCTGTATCATTAATTACCAAATCTAAATAATCATTTCCGTTATGCTCTGGTCGTATTGCATTTTTTGCTTTTCGTGGGTCGTATTTGCCCTGCATTAAACAAAGCATATCACCATTAATTATAATCTTTGCGTTGCGTTGTTTTGCTTCTTCAAGATGTTGAAACAATAATTCTCTATTTGCTTTTGGATTATCAAAGTGCCAATCAGAAGTAAGTAGAAATTCAAACGTAGCTTTTCGTGAATTATTCTCAAAAGTGTATCGATGAAAATTATGAGCTTTTTTTTGTACTATCATATTTTTTTATATATTTGCATCACACAACAACACAAAAGTTGGTCAACTCGAAATCTGGCAAAATTAACCGCTATTAACGTAGCGGTTTTTTTTGTTTATAATTACAATCATTTACGGCGATAATCGCCGTTACCAACGTGCTTTTCTTCCTCTATGGTCGTAATGCGTAAACGTAGGGTAAACACCTACACCGCCCTCTTTCATTTTACCACTTTCAATAAGTCCTTCAATAACTAAAGCCACTTCTTTAGGTGTCATTCCTGCTACTTTAATATCAGCAGCTGTACCTCTTAAATGTTGGCTATCTTTAACAGCTCCAGGTAATTTAGCATTGTATTTAGGACTTCTATAACCGCTTGTAATTGTAATAGGTTTATTTATTGCAGTTCTTAATACTTCTAAATTGCGTGCAAGTTCAACAATATTTAAAAGTGCAGTATTTGGAATATCTGAACCATCTTTACACTTAAATTCTTCTAAACTAAAGTTCTTTGTTATCTTTGCCATCTTTTTTATTTTTAATTAATTCAATAGTTTTCATTATTGTGTAAACAATAGAAACACATAATAATAATATTTTTAAAGTAGCCTCTACATTTGAAAAGCTAATTGCCATTGTAAGTGTATTCAATGAGTATAATCTTAAATCGTTAATTGACATTTTTTGTTTTCATTAAGCGTTCAACAATAGTAGTAACCCCTTCAATAGTTATGTAAGAAGTTCCAATAATTACCCAATCCGTTGACGTAATAACTCCGCTAAATAAACCAACAGAAGCCACCACGAAAACAGTCAATTTTCTACTTACCCATTTTGATAGGAATAAGTCTATTTTTTCTTTTCTACTCATCTATACAAGGTGTATATTCAATCCTTTCTAACTCATTTAATTGGTTATGGATTGGCTGAAATGGTTCGTATGTAAGTGCATCAAGACCGATATACCATTTATTTGCTCCATCTTTTACAAACTCTAATCGGCAAACGCCATTTGTATACCCATTTAAAGCATTGTATTGTTCTATATTTGGATGTAAAACTATCATATTAAACTAAATTTGTCATATAAGTATTAATTGCATTGTATAAATTTGTGTTCAAAGTTGCATTTCCTCCTGCTGTAACTAAAGAAGCACCCATACCATAAACAGAAATTGTATGAGTTGCGTAAGCTCCTAATGACCTAAAAACTAATTGAGGTGTTGTAGTTAATGCTGAACTATTACTAGTTCCACTTACACTTAAATTTGTATTTTGAAAGACTCTTATTTGGTTATTAGCTGGTCTGTTAATTGATTTCAAACCTGTTCCTGATAAAGCACCAATAGCATTACTTGTTGTTCCGTTGTTGATATTTTGCGGTATAGTTCCATCAAAAGTAAATCTATTCGCTGCACTACCACCCACACCATCGATAGTTCCTGTACCAGCAGTGTGTACCCAAGCAAACCTACTCGCATTATTTAATATATATTTTACCCCATTAGTTGAAGGAATAAAGTTGGTTGAAACGTTCCCTGTGCTTGAAGCTGTCAATCCATTGTTTGTGGCAAAAGCTAATGGATTGTTTAATGTAGCTTGATATGATGTGGGAGCTTTCCAATTCAATGAAGCAAATGTATTTGTAGCACCTGTACCAGTTGCAAAAACATAAAAAACATCAAGTTCAGACCAAACACCGCCTGCTTTTAAATCTAAAACTAACTGATTTTGTACAATTTGTTGTGCATCATTTGGTAAAGTATAACCAAGTGCAACAGCTCTATCTAATACAGCTTGATAATCTGCATCATAAGCAAAACCAACTATATTAGTATCACCTGCCCAACTATTAGCGTGAACAGAACCCCAACTAATATTATTATTAACTGCTCCTTGCCCCCAACCTATATTATTATTTTTCGCTCCTTGTCCCCAATCGCTCATTTTGTATCTTTTTTAATTGTTCAACTTTGGCCAAATATAAATTTAGCTTTTTAAAATTTTCAACTTTTGGTTTATTATATCTGCCAGCCACCATAAAAATTATTTGTATCTGGGTTAACGTCATCGTTTGAATTTGAATTATATTCAGGATACGTATTTTGATTAAAACACATAAAATCTATAAATCTTTGAGTATAACTTTCTGCAATATCCCTTTCTTTTTCAACTAAAAAATCTACTTCGGCTTTTTCTACGTTTGTAGAGTTTTCAGAAGTATGCTTAAACAAACCTTTATTACTTAAAGTATATGCTGCGAAAGGCAAATAATAAACCATAGCCCAATGAATAAGCATAGGTTTGATATAAGTCGTTAATAAAGTTTTATAAGCTAAATACTCATTGTTATTTATTTCGTCGTTTAAAATCAATTCTTGTAACTTTTCGTAAAGTTTAGTACCTAAATAGTTTTGTATAGTTATATCTTGACTAATTTTTATGTATTCGATAAAATCGTCAGCATCTAAATTACCATTTGTAATAGTAAATTTCTTTACATCCTCTGTGCTTATTAATAATGCGTATGCCATAGCTTAATTAGTTTTTAAATCCTTTTTTTTCCCAATACTCTTTAGTATAACCTTTGTATGGCATATCTTTAGGTTTCATTGCAACCTCTTTTGGATTTCTTAAACGATAACCATACTTTTCAGCTTTTGCAATAGATAAAGGTTTTGCGTTTGGATTTGTAGGGTCTATTTTAGTGTCAAAACTTGCATAAGTTCTACGAAGCCATTTATGATTGCATCTTGCCCCGCCTTTGTATAACCATATAGAATAAGTATCAGCACCATTTTTACCGAATCCAGCGTTAACTGATAAGTCATCCATTGCTAAAATATCTTCTTTTCTATATACTTTTTCAGCACTTATCATTTTATTACAAAAATCTCTTTCGCCTTTTGTATCGCCACTATAAACATATCGAGTAATAAAGTTAACTCCGTCAATTTCTTTGTCATCTTCTGATTTTGTTCTCGGTTTTGCAGTTCCTGTACTTACTAAATTTACTATTTTAGAAAATAAACTTTGTTCTTTTTTCTTATTTAGCTTTTCAATTTCAGAATCTAATTCATCTTCAAGTTCATAATCAACTTCGTTTTCATCTATTAAGTGCCATTCATCACTTAAAACTTCGCCTTTGTCAATTAATGCATCTGCTAAATCAGGGTGTGTGTGTGCCGACAAAGTAACTCCTGTTTCTTCCGCTACTTGCTCCGCTGTTTGTGCATTTTCTAAATCTGTAAACTCTAAAGGTTGTATCGTTTTAAAGTATAATTTTAATTTGATATTGTTAACCGCTAAAACAGTATCTAAAGCTTCAATAATTTCAATTTGATAAGGTTTGATTACTAAATTATCATATAATAAAGTTGCAGTTTTAATTTCATCTGCATTGTTTGAAAATCCACCGCCTGTATCACGAACTCCTAAAAGCATTGGTGAAGTAACTCTATGCCCTACAACTAATTTTTCAAAACATTCTTTTGCTAAATACTCATAATGTTGCGGTGCATCATTTAATGGAATATCAATAACTTCTGTTGCATTTTCTTTGCTACTATTAAACGATACAATTACCTTTTGCCCTTTAGCACCTGTTAATTTTCTTTTTACATCGGCAGATATTTCTTCTCTTTTTTCTTCAGGCGGTATATTATTATTAAAGTTTACAACTTTAGTACCACTAAAACCATTCATTACATCGTTAATTAAGTAATCAGAAATTTCTTCTTCTAACTTTGCATAAGGTAAAGCACCCGAATAATCAATCGGTGTATAATAATGGTAACCGCTTATATATGGTCTTATGATATAAAGTTCAACTTCTTTTTTATTACCAAAACCAAAAGCAGGAATTCTTTTTAATTCATCGCTTGGTTTTTTATTTGCCCAATCAGGGTGATAATACCAAGCTTCTATTTCTCCTTTATCGTTGCATTTTTCAGCACGTAAAGTATGCATTGGAAAATGTTCAATAAATTTTACTTCGCCTTTTTCATAAACAACTTGCATAGCAGCCATTCCTAAAAGTTTACGTTCTAAAGCCACTTTCTTTAATGCGTTTGGCTTTATAATAGAAATCATTTTAGCGTACTCATCAGGCTTTTTATTAGCGTCTAAAGCACTAATACCTTTTCCATAAATCATATTACTACAACCAGTAATAATAGCGTTATTTGTTGTGCTATATAAATATCTATCAATTAAAAATTGAAAGTAGTTATTATCTGCTCCATATTCCACAAAATCACCTTTTTTACTTTCATTAATTTGCGGACTTGTATAAGCACTTAAATTTAATACATACATAATTATTCAAATATTTTATATTCGTTTGTTGTTCTATGTTCAACGTAAGCATCTTTGTTTATGCTATACCTTTGTAAATTTTGATTTGTACAAAAAATTTTATCTCTATAAACTACATTATCATTCCTTGTTGAATCTTTAATAGTTAAAGTATAATATTTGTTTTCTTTTATAGGTAAAATAACCGAAGTAATTGCGTAGTATTTATAAATAGAAAATACGCATTCAATTTCAGTTTCAATATTTGTTTCTTCATCTCTTAAAACAATAGTATCGGCATCGCTTCCGTATATAATAGCGTTTAATGTTTGTGCTGTTTCTTGCTCTCTTAAAATAATCATAATAGTTATTTATATTAAAACACGTTTTTCGTTTTTTTGTTTTTTAAATAAAAAAAAAGCGTACCGATTAAGATACGCTTTTACAATTATTAGTGTTCAAAAATTAAGTACCTGATACAATTGTAAATCCAGCAGCAGTTAAAGTATCTCCTATAAAGTTAGCAGGTGCTTTTTCTTGACCTGTTAAAGTTAAAGTATATCCACTTAAATCGCCCATTGCACCACCCGTTACAATAGTACCACCCGTTACATCGCAACCGTGTTCTAAACCTGCATAAAAGAAATTACCATTGTTATCTTCTACGATAACTTGCGGTCTTCCATAAGCCATAAGTTTTAATTCTTTATGGTCTTTAACAGTTAATTTTTTGAAAGTCAATTCTAAAACTTGTTCCCAAAAAGTAGTTCCATTTTCACGTGAACTATTCACGTTTTGAGTAAAGGTTGAAGCACCTTTTAACTCGTATTTGTATGCAGATGGAGTACCTGCAACCGCATCAATTACATCTGTATTTGTTACGTCGTATGTATATCCAGTAGCATCGCCATAATTTACGAAATAAACCGCTTTTAAGCCACCTACTGAATCTTTACAAACTTCTTTTCTGCCGTATGTTAAATCACAAGCCATAGTATATATTTGTTTTATAAAAAAAGGCGGTGTTTATTGCACCACCTTTTTTATTAGTTATTAAATTAATTATGCTGGAGTATATAATACGATTTCTGAACCGATACCATATTGAACACCTGCTGTAAATCTCATAATTACATTTACAGTTTGCGCTCCTGTAACTTCTGCTTGGTCAATTAATCTTACCTCATTCATATCATTTAGTAAACCTGTACCAAAGTATAAGTTTGATTTTTGAGCAGCCATCATATAGTTATTAGCTAATCCGTTTGCAACGAATAATTTAACTCCGTCAAAAGATAATGAACCATTGTTGAACCATTGTGTTCCTTGTGCGTTTGTTCCGTTTGCTCCTAAACCTGAAGCTCCGAATCCGCCTAAAGCACGAACATAAGCTCTTGCAACATTTTGAGAAACGTAGATGTATAAATCTTCTTTTCCGTAAAGTGCAGCAGGAATAGCATCTACTACTTTTCCTAATTCAGCAATAACGTTTGAAGCAGTAACAGTTGTACCTACTACATCAACTACAGTTGCATCAGCAGTAGCTAAAGGCACAAATCCATCAAATTGACCTGCAGTAGCGTTAGCACCTCTCCAAATTGAAATCTCCATTGATTCAGCAACTTTAGCTGAAACGTGTCCGATTAAATAATCAGCAAATGATTTTGGTAAATCTGAAAAAGCAGACATTCCCATTTCAATACTTTGCCATGTACTTGCAAGGTCTTTTTTACATAATTCTAAATTTACTTGAAATTCCTCAGGAGTAATAACTCTTTCGGTTAAAGTAATTGTAGAAGTTGGGTCGAAAGCACAAGTAGCGTTTTTAACGATTCCATCCGTTGCTAAACGTTGGATAACTGATTTGTACTTTACGTTTGGCATTACTTCAATCCCACCATTGTCGATAGTAGGTGCTGATAATAATGCAGCAGATATGTATTTCTTTGAAAACTCACCTGCATAAGTTGTTGTGATACTTGTTGTAGTAGCCATTTTTTTTTATTAATTTATTTAGTTAGCAATTTTACTCATTACTTTGTCGAAAGTTGTCAATACTCTATTTTGTGAGTATAAGATTTTTTCAACGTTTGGTCTTGCATCAGGATTATGCGTTAAAGGTTGTGCAGATAATTCTACTTCTTTAACTTCTTTCATAGACGCTAATTCTGTTTTCAATGCTTCGATTTCAGACTTTAAAGCATCAACATCTTCTTTTGAAAAATGCGACTCTTTAACAGTTGATTCGATTACTTTTTTAGGTGCAGTAGGTTCAGCAGCTTGTTCAACTTCTACTTCTACTTCAGGAGTTTCCTCTTCAGCAGGTGCAGCTTCTTTGATTTCAGCAATTTCCCCCTCAACTGCAACAACTAAAATCATTTCGTTATCAAGAATATACTCGCCAACTGGCAAGGCAACTCTATCTTCACCATTAACAATAAACACTGGTTGACCTGCTTCGAACATTTCCGCTTCGATAACAGTCCCATTGTCTAAAGTCATTTGCTCTAATTGGATTTCCATCCCTAAAAGCCTTTTGATTTCTGTTAGTACGTTTGACATATTAATATTATTTTAAATTAAAACACTAATTATTTAA